TCCGCGCTCCTTGGTGGCAAGGTTCATTACCACTCGGTCGGGGGTCCCGATCACAAATTCATGGACGTTGTGGCGCATGATCTCGTTTCCAGGATTCTTCATCTCGTATCCGGTTTCGTCCCGGAACCAATCGGCGACCATCGGCTCTAACTTCATCCCTGCTCGGGTGAAGTTGTTGTCGACCGATCCGTCTATCCTGCCGGTTTTTTCTGCCCATAGCTGGTATGGGGTTTTCTTTGGGTTGAGGCCAAGGATCACTCCGATATCGCTGCCGCCGATACCGGTTTTACGATCCTGTAGCCATTTTTCTTTTGTTTCCATGTCTTTTTACGCTTTTTTGATGGTCTGTTCGGGATAAATTCTGATGCCAGGAATTTGTCTGCAGCCACCTTTTACTGCAGCATTGATCTTAGAGAGGTCGGGGGCGAGGTAGGTGCGGGGAATCTGTTCTTCGTTCTCGATTTCATATTTCCAGATCGTTGTCATCCCTTTGACCTTGGGCGGTTGGATAACCGGAGGAGCGACAATAACAGAGGGGGCTTCCGGCTCCGGAGGCGCGGGGATTTCCTGTCCTTTTGCGGCGGCTTCGGCTTCTGCTTTCTTTCTGGCTTCTTCTGCAGCACGGAGTTTCTCCTGCTGCTCCTTGACCATATCCTCATTTATTTTTCTCACCCGGTCGGCTTCGATCTGCAAAACTTTATGATATGCGAGGATCCTTTCCTGTAGTTTTTGTGACGCCCTTCCTAATGGCTGGTGGATCTCATCGGCATACTCTTTGATCTTTCTCTGCAGCACATCGGCTTCGGCCTTGAGGTCCTTCAAGGGTCGGCACATTTCTTCGACCTTCTTTACAATGAAGGACTGTAGGGTCTTGGCTTTCTGCAGGTTTTCATTGGCTTTATCGAGGCTGGCCTGGTCGTTTACATTGTCAATTTTAGAGAGCACTTCGGCTCCCTTATTGATTTGTGGTATAAAGGCGGCGAGAGGTTCCTGGTAAACCTGTACGGCTATCTCGGTCAGTTCTTTTTTAACGTTCACTAACTGTTCCATGTGGCTTCCTCCTTTTTAAAACAATGACGGTACTGGTGTGAAAACTTCCGGATTCGGAACCATTTCTGATGTGGGTTCCGGGGGTGGCGGTGGATTTGTATGACCCGGGAAACTTTTTATTTCAGGCTGTGGTTTCCTTTCGGATTGTTGCGCGAGTTCCGGGGAGTTTGGAGCGGCGGGTTCTTCGTTGGGAACCTCCTGGGCTTCCTGTACCTCTCCGGGTTCATAGGTGAATTGTTCGATCTTAAGACCAGACTGGTCATTTGAGAAGGCTTTGTCGGTGATCACGGCCTCGTCGGAAAGCGTTGCATTCATGAAATCGACCGAGAGGGGCATGTATTTGGCAAGTTGTTTGATAACCTTTGCCTTTGCCATGGCATCGTAATCGGTGGCCCATGATCCGGATGGAGCTCCCTTCTGCATCGGATTGCGTTTGCGGAGTTTTTCGACCTGACTGGCGGTTAACACCATAAAGTTGTAACCATCATCCTTGTACCGAGAGACAGCGTATACATGGGTAAGTTTGGCGTTTTCGTTGTCCATTCGGGGGATGTGGACGAGTTTCGGCTCCAAACCAAACTCAACCTCGAATTTATCTCCTTCGTGAACCACTTCGGCGTAGATGTTTTTCAGTTCGCCGCTTCTCCGGGCAAGGGTGATAAATCCTTTGTATCCGATTTGAAACTGTACGACACCTCCGTAAGGCACAAAGTAACACTCCCCGAGTTGCTCCACCGGGCGAAACCCGAGGATCGATGCTTGCATCACGGCCCCGACCAGAGATGCGGCACTGCATTCGGCGAGTTTGGGGTTCTTGACGATCAGGCTGGTTGCCATCTGGATCATCCGGTCAGCGGTGAGGTGTTTGGGTAGGGCCTGGCTGATTTGACCTTTCATTGACGCGATAACGTCCTGTACCTGGGAATGTTTCAACCCGGCCAGGGTTCCGGGTTTTTTGGCCTTTTGCAGGGCCATCTGGACTACGTCCTTGTTTTCTGTTGACATTTTTTGTTTGTTTTTAAAGGTTGGTATTGATTTATCAATAGTTGGTAGGCAAAAAAATTAAAATCCTCGTATTTCTTCAAACTCCTTCTTACAGATTTTCCCGAAATTTCTTAGTTTACATAAGTCTGAAGACTTTACTTTTCTGTAATCAGGAAAATGTTCTAAAATCCATTCACGATCTTCTCTAAGGTTTATTACGTTAATTAAGCGTGTTGAGAATTTGTCTTTATTGTTGTTTACAAAGTCAATCAAAGAAACTACCGGAGGCTGTTCGACCTCCATATAATATTGTTTAGCGATAGAATTAAATAATTCTAATTTCTCTGTTTCACTTAAGGCCTGAATTAATATTGAAATGTTCATATAACACCCCTTTGTTTATATCTTTCAATCATTGCCAGTATCAAATCATCATAGTATGGGATCCCATCAATTCGCCCTGGTATTGGGAAATGTTGTCGAAATTCATAAACAAGGCTGTCCAATGTTTCAACCGGGATCCGGTTAAATTCCTTGTAATAGGCTTTGAACTTCGATTCAATGTATCTGAAACTGTTACCAAATACCGCTTTCATGTCCTGTTTATGCTGAAAGGCACGGCCAGAATTGTATAAATCCGAAATTTCTTTCCAGTCTGGCTTACCAATTAACCAGTTTTCAAAGTTTTCTCTTTCCATTATTCATTGTTATTTGGTGTACATCGGCAATTCTTCCTGTTGGTACCCGAGATGTTTGCGGATCAGTTCGCACAGGTAATGCGACGGGATGTGGATAAAATCCCCATTGGCCCGTTTCATTTGATTTGACAGATATTGAAGCAGCACTTGCTTTTCGTTATCCTGGGCGACTTCGCCGGTGGTGTAGCGTTCGCAGAACTCTGTGTAGAGTTGGCGGATTGTTTTTGGCTTTTTCATATGATGTTGATTTTTGATTTTCTTCCTCTTTTCTTACCAGTTTGCGGCACCAATCGCATGTACCCACCTTTTTGCAGGGCCTTGCGGGCCTCGAAAACATCAACCAGATAATGCCTCATTTTTGGATTATCGTTCGACATGGCACAAGGAATGACCCCTTCTATGCAAAGGGAACGGAATTTGTTGTAATTGATTCCCAATATTTTAGCAGCATTGGGAAGCGTATACCATTGGTTCTGGTTTAATGATATGGTTTCAATCAGGAGGGTCAGGGATCTGTTGGTTTCCCTGAGTTCGGCCACAAGATCATCTATATTGCTCATGGTTATGGCTCTAATAAGTTTTCAACAGGGAGCCCGGTGTGTTCGGAAATCACTTGCAGGGCTTCGTATTTTGTTAAATTATCGGAATTTCCCCACAGCCACAGATAAACCGTGTGAACGGTTCGGCCCATTTTTTTGGCCAATTTTTCCCGGAAGTCTTTATCCTCCTTAAGGGTTGTTAATATTTCGCTCTTGATTTTCATGTAAAACTTTGTATATTTGTAATTATGTAAAATGCAAAAATAAACATAAATATTGAAAAGTCAAGAGTTTTTTTGTTGATTAATCAATATTTTTTCGGTTCGTTCTTTAAATTACTGAAAATGAGAATAAATACAAAAAATATAAAAAAATTGACCATATCCGAGGGCTTAAAGCAGAAGGATGTGGCAGAAAAACTCGGCTTGCATCCTACTGCCTATTCCTTTGCTCTAAGGAGCGGGAACACAACGAGGGGAATTGCCGAGATGCTTTCGGTGATTTTCAAAGTACCTCTGTCTGAGATCGCGGCAGACGAGAGTGAAATAATTATCCACGAACAGTCGATGTCCCCCATAACGCGAAAACTCGAGGAGGATATTGATAGGATACTGGACCGAAAATTAAAACCGATCGTTGATCAGATGGTCATGCTTAATAAATTGATCGATCTTTTAAACAATTTTCTAAGCAATAAGGCATGAACTTGGACGACACCAGGCCCGAGTTATTGTGGAGCGATCTGGCTTTCACCCATTATCTTGGGTACAATACGATAATGGGTGAGGAGTATTCGTCAGGGGTTCCTTTTACTTGTTCTGGGAAGGAGTCATTGTGGGCGACGATCGAAAAGTTTCCGGATAGAGATTGGTTTGATATTGTTTTTAGCGGAGATCGTGAGCGGGTATTCATGTCAAAGGGAGATATTGCCATTATTGTCATGTCCGACGGGTCTTCGCATAGGATCCAATTCCTTTTACCGTCATCCGGGGGCATGGTCAAAATAAACAGAATCTGCATCAAAGAGCACATGTTGGTGTCCTTGTCGTCATTAAACATCGATCGTATTGTCCTGGGGCGCCCTCAATCGATGAGCGAGAGGATCTTTCGACCGACACCAGATGGAGCCTATTTGTTCCGGTGGTTGGTATACAGATTATGGTATGAGGCCTACAAAAATGGTTGGATTTCGAACCTTGATCAAAGTAACGAATTCTACCCAGGTTCTACCAATTCGGAGTGAATTAATTAAAATACGCGCCTATGGCTCGGTCTGGCGATCCTGTTCGAATCCCTCACATCCCACCAGGATTCCAAGCGGATCCGGCAGATGCCCCTGAGCGGGCATTTTTTTTTCAAGCCATTCATTTTTCCACACCGGTCGTTTTTCACTCTTTACCCGTCATAAAAG